TACAGAGGTTTTACCTGTGTGCCATGACGGTGTCGTCAAACCGTTTAAGTTTGTTTCTACTGTTGTCTATCCGAGTGCGGAGACAACATGGGCGGACGCGGTGTTACGGCAAGCAGATGAAGACATCAACCGACCATCGTTGAATGCGACCATTCAGGCAGTCCTGGAACCACTCAAAGTGAGGGTTATCAGTAAGGGCAATGCTGCTCCCTATTTTCTCGCGAAGAGATTTCAGGTTGAGCTACATAGCTTGATGAGGAAGTATCCTTTCTTCCGCTTGATTGGTCGTCGTCTTTGTCCGACCGACCTGTTCGATCTTCGTTCCAATAAGATCATGGGAGGGGAGGGTCCCTATGGATTCGCGAGTATTGACTTCTCTGCGGCTACCGATAATCTTTCGGCTGGTCTCTCTGAGGACATTCTTGACGAGTTAACCCTTGACTTCCCTCCGTGGTGGAGGCACCTTTTGAAGCAATGCCTCGCTCCACATTATTGTGAATATCCGAAGACAGACGGTGTGACTCTTGAAGGAGTTCAACAAATGAATGGCCAACTTATGGGTTCGATTGTTTCCTTCTTAGTCCTCTGTCTTGCCAATGCAGGCGTCACACTTGCTGCGACAGCCGTAGCGGACCCCGCTGACTGGTACTCTCGACTCAAGGGGGTTCTGATCAACGGAGATGACAATGGATTTGTCTGTCGAAAGAGTGTCTATGAGACCTTCAGTAGATGGGCCACTCTTTGTGGTTTGGAGATGAGTGTAGGGAAGGCCTATTGGCACCCGAAAATCTTCAATATCAATTCGGAGTGTTTCCATTTTGATCTGGTGGATCCGCGATCGACACCAAAGGTGATTCCCTACCTAAATACGGGACTGTTCTTTGGACAAGGCAAGGTCCTTGCGAAGACAGATGAGGATTCGTCCGAGCGACGGATGGTCGATGTGATCGATCAAGTCGTGAATGGCGCCCTACCTGGGCGTGGTGGTGATCTTTTGTCCGAGTACATAAGACTCCATCGAGACGAGATCCGTGACGAATGTGCCGGTAGAAATCTCTTCATACCAATTGGATTAGGAGGGATAGGATGTCAACGCCCCTATGGTTGGCATTCGGAAGTTACCTTTGAACAACAGGCCCTCGCGGGTAAGATCTTGAGTGATGATCCCTTCATTCACCTTGGTTTTGGTCCTCAGATTGCTGAGACTGCTCGCGAGGTCCCCGTGGGTTCATTACCTCCCTGGCAAGTGAAGACGCGTGAGCGTCGTCATTTGGACGATATACGATCACAGTTGAGTCCACATCGTTGTGAGTCTCGTGGTAACCATTGGTTCACGAATTCTCATGGAAAGGCTTACAGACCACTACGTAAGACCTACTGCCTACAGGCCCCAACAGTCCTTGTCGTTCGTCGACAGGATGGTGCGCGGTATCCATACAGAATGGATTCGCGGGAGTCGGATTTCCTTACGACTCTTGTGCAGGGAACTGCAGGAACTGTCTATAGTCTCGATGAGTTGGCACTTTGTGCTCGTCGGGATTTCACACCCTGTGTGGTTCAACATAGGAATCGTGATCATAGCATCCAGGAGGATGCCTCACCATGGGCTACTCTAGGTCGAAGTTTGGAACTCGACATTGAAATGGACTATGATTTAGACAGTTGTCTTGGTGCTATACGACACTATCTCTCTGCTGTCGAGCAGGAGAAGGTTGTGTGGACCCTTGACCAATAAAGACCCTAGTCGTGAGGGGGCCTGACAAGCCTAACCGACGTTAAATAGAACCACCTTGCGTTCACGCTGGTCCATGTGAGAATGGGGCGTTCCCCTGCTTTCAGTCCAGATAAGCTAGGACTTCTCACTGGATTTCACGTTGAGACGTGGATCCCATCAGGAAAACGCAATGGCTCCTAAGGGTGATGCTTTAAGTTAGCTCCCCTCCAGGTCATACCTAATGCCCAAAACGATAAACCATGGATCGTACTAAACTTCCGAAACTATGGTGTCAGACTCAATCAGAGCAGACATCTGAAATGTTCTCAGGGAGTGGAATGTCTACAGACGGCACGGGTGTGCCGGTTGATCTGTTCCACAGAGACAACGGTTATGTATGACGAACCGTCGCGGGTCTGCAACCCGGGCCTGGAATCAAATGCAGAAAGTGGCTAAGTCAAAGCCGACCAGAGGGGGAACTGGTCAAAGAAACCCTGGGAAACCGACCCAACAATCGGTAGGGGCTCGAAAAGCTCCGAAGAATGGTGTCGCTGTTCGTTCGAACGCGATGGGAGCGGCTGTTGCAGCCCACCCCGCGCGAATCGGTATTCAGGATCTCCAAGCTCATCGTATCAGCTGGCTTTGCGGCTATACGTTTGTGGGCGATGGAGCTGTTCTGGGTATCGCGGACACAGTCTATTTCCAACCCGCTGGATCTGCCGCATTGCTTGCAGAAGGCCCGGGTGGAGCCTTGATGATCCCGATCTTGGGGTCAGACGATTACATTGGTCAGACGTACGTCGACGATATCGTCAAGCACTATGCTCGTCGGAGAATCCGGAAGTTGAAACTCCGTTTAATCTCCCTTAACCCAAGCACAGCCAACGCCATGATGGTGTACGTTGGTCCTGTGAGGGGAGCTGGTGCTTCGGGGGACACTGTCCTTGCTGGTGGCTTCGTATCCGCGGGGGCCACCCTTGCCAACGTTTTGGCCATGGCTGGTGCTATTTCCTTGGCATCCTATGAGTCAAAAGAGTTGGATATCACTTCTTTCGTTGCCGGCGGTTCCGCTGGGGCGCAGAATGAGTTTGCCAACAGTCGCAATGGAGACGATGCGTCCGCGACTTGGGGTCTGGGTTCCTCGGATCTAACTGGCATCACTCCTGCAGCCTTCGTGGTCGCTGGAACGAACGCTACGGCGGCATTGCGTGGTACGCGCGTGCATATGATCGTGGTTGAGCAGACAGTCGACTTGCTCGACTTCCTTGGAGGCCAGAACCTGGTCTTTCCCGAAGGGTTTGCGTTGCGCAAAACTAGGGAGGAGTTTGAAGCAAGATTGAAGAGAGAGAATCCTGGTCTCTACGAGCAGTACCAAAAGGCTCGGGGGACTCTGTTCTGTCGGAAGTGAAGCTTTCGGACGCCTTGTGTTGGTCCGCGTCTAACAAGTGCAATCAACCAGAGTGGATGAAGCCTCTGTAAACAAGCTTCACGGGTCAAAGGGACTAATCCCTCCGATGATCCGGGACCATGGGCCTATAACCTCATGGCGGATAAGAGCCCGAGAAAACTCTTAAAGTGTGACTACTTCCAAACCAGGAAACAGTCTCTCGGCCCCGTATGAGGGGGTATGGTTCGAGCTCCGACCGTTCAGGCAACACCCCTAAGGGGAGAGTGTTGTGAACCGAT